GCTATTTTAGAAAGGGGACAAGCATGACTGACAAATTACTGGAGCAGGCAATTGACTATATTGAAAATGTTCCTGATGATAGAGACAGCGTAGGGCACATCGACCGATACGCAGTAGTCGCCGACCTCAAAGAACGATTGGCACAGCCAGAGCAAGAGCCTGTGGCGTGGCCTTGTCTCATTGATAGTGCTGATTTTTCAGAAAACACCATTACGCTTGTCATGCAATCTGAGGACTACAAAGTGTCAGCGGGCACGCATTATTTATCGACCCACCCACCACAGCGCACAGAGCAAGACTGGGATGCACTTGCTGAGAAGCAATTAGCATCAATTAGACGCGACACGAAGGCATCTACCGAAGACGCAATGGTTCGCGCCGCGCATAAGGTGATGGCAGAGTTGGAAAGCCAAGACCCAGCAAAAGACGCTGCCGACACCCTTGTTGAAGTTGGATTCTGGACCACCCCACCACAGCGCACAGAGCCTGTGATTGACAAGTCGGCGGCAATCCGCATTGCAACCGCACTAGGGTGGACGCCACCAAAGGAGAACACATGAAAGGAGGAGCAAGACCGGGGAGTGGGCGCAAACCCACACTGATTGACGAGCGTAGAGCCTTGAGCCTACGCAAGCAGGGGGTATCAATGAGGGAAATCGCCGAGCGGTTCGGTGTGAGCCATGAGGCGATCAAATATTTCTTTAAGAAGCAAAGAAAAAATCTTGGGAAGGAGTCATCGTGAACACTTGAAAAACAATCCACACACTCAAAATGAACTAACCTTTTTAATTTTTTGGAGAGAGAAATGAACAAGAGAACCCCGCGCCGTAAAACAAACAAGATACGCGCATACATGTACGCTAACCCTGATGTGTCTTTAAAAACAATAGCAGGGATGTTTGGCGTAGGCATACATACTATCTATGGGATACGCCACTTTGACAAGAAGAACTCAACTGCGGCAACCATTGCCTCAGGGGGGTCTGAGCCGTCTAACTGCACGGTAGCGCATCAACCTGATGGGTTTGTAAAAGTTACAGGTAAGTACAAATCTGTGTTTATTCCTAAAGAACAGTACAGCAGTCTTGGCCCAGCGCAACTGTCTAACCTTTCTTACGGCTTGAACAAGATACCTGCGCGTATGCAAGGCGTGACATCCACAGTGCATGATCCGGTGAACCAACCCTCTCACTACAAGGTAGGGGGCGTAGAGACCATTGACTTTATCGAAGCCAAAGGTCTGGGGTATCACTTGGGTAATGTGGTCAAGTACATAACCAGAGCAGGGCACAAGGGTACAAATCAAGGTCTTGAAGACCTCAGAAAAGCGCGATGGTATCTTGACAGAGCCATTGAGAAGAACGAATATCATACCCCTGCGGACTGAACATGAAAAAATTTAACCCACCATATCACACTCTTTTAACTATGGCACAGCAAAACATTCTAAGGGAGGCGGCGTTATCTGGGCAATTAGATTTCGTTGAGCGAGCGATAGAAACCGTAAGAGGTTTAACGCCCAATAAATTCTTTAGGGATGACGACGTAGAGGCGTTGCGCAACAGGATGTTCTACGATGAACCTAACCCTGCTGGTAAGCCTATGCAGATAGCAGGGTTCATTCGCCCTGCACCTAAGCGCATGTGATTAACGAGGGGGCGACACGCCCCCTCTTTTTGGAGTCTTCTTTGTCCCTAATTACCCTTGACTTTGAAACTTACTATTCAAAGTCGTTCAGTCTAAGTAAATTACCTACGGAGGAGTACATACGCTCCCCCGAGTTTGAAGTCATTGGAGTTGGTATCAAGATCGATACTGATCCTGTGCAGTGGTACTCAGGCAGTCGTGAGTCTTTGCGTAAGACCCTGCTATCCCTTGATTGGCGTAACAGCAATCTGCTCTGTCACAACACGATGTTTGATGGGGCCATCCTCAAATGGTTCTTTGGCATCTCGCCCAAGTTTTATCTTGATACTTTGTGCATGGCAAGGGCGATGCATGGCGTTGAGGTGGGTGGGTCTCTACGAGCGTTAGCCGAGCGTTATCAGTTGGGCGTCAAAGGCGATGAGGTACTCAAGGCGATCGGTAAATACCAAGCAGACTTTACCCCGATAGAGTTGGCAGAGTACGGCCAGTACTGCATGAACGATGTCCAGTTGACCTACGACTTGTTCTTTAAGCTGGTTCCGGCCATGCCTGAATCCGAACTTAATCTAATAAATATGACACTCCGGATGTTCACACATCCTAAGTTGATGATCGATGAGCCTGTGTTGTACGAGCGTTTGAAGGCGTTGAACAAAGAGAAACAGGAGTTGCTCTCATCCCTCAAGGACAAGTTGGAGTGCGAGGATGAGGAGGCAGTACGCAAGAAGCTGGCGAGTAACCCCCAGTTTGCCAAGGTGTTGCGCGACTTTGGCGTTGAGCCCGAGATGAAGATCAGCAAGACAACAGGTAAGCCCACGCTTGCGCTGGCTAAAGGCGACCCACAGTTTATAGCTTTGACTGAGCATGAGGATTCATTCATCCAGCACTTGTGTGCCGTAAGACTGGGCACTAAGTCCACGATCGAAGAGTCCCGCATCCAGCGGTTTATTGATATAGGTAAGCGCAACCGAGGGACTATTCCCATCCCTTTGAAATACTACGGCGCACACACGGGTAGATGGGCTGGCTATGATAAGGTTAACTTCCAGAACTTACCCAGCCGCGACCCCAAGAAGAAGGCGCTTAAACGCGCCATCGTTGCACCAGAGGGCTATGTAGTAATTAACTGCGACTCATCCCAGATTGAGGCTCGCGTGTTAGCTTGGCTCTCAGGGCAGTCTGATTTGGTAAAAGCCTTTGCAGACAAAGAGGATGTCTACAAGATCATGGCGTCCAAGATATATGCCAAAGCGGTTGAGGGCATCGACAAGGACGAGAGGTTCGTAGGTAAAACAACCATCCTTGGATGCGGCTACGGCATGGGCGGTAGTAAGTTTATGCACCAACTGAAGTCAATGGGGCGCACCCTGACCGAGAAAGAATGCAAGGACATTGTTACTGTCTATCGGGATACCTACCCTAGTATAAAAAATCTATGGACAGAAGGCGATACTGTCCTGAAAAAGTTGGTCACGCAGGACTTTGGAGGCAAGACCTATTACTTCGGGGTGCAGAAGTGCGTGAAGGTAGACGAGTCAGGGGTTACCCTACCCAACGGTCTGGGTATACGCTACAAAGACTTAAGGCATATTGATGAGATCATTGCGTCTGGGTCAGAGGAAGAGGCTGACACAGTAAGGCAACGCACCATCTACTCATCCCGCAAGGGAGATGTATCCATATGGGGTGGGACATTCGTAGAGAACGTGGTGCAAGCCTTGGCGCGGATCATTGTGGGCGAGCAGATGAATGAGATCAACAAGAAGTATCAGGTGGTCTTAACTGTCCACGATGCGGCGGTGATTGTTGCCCCCGAGGATGAGGTGGACAAGGCTGTAGCCTTCGTGACTGGCATCATGTCTACGCCGCCAGCGTGGGCCTCTGGACTGCCTGTTGCATGCGAGGCTGGGTTTGCACAAAACTACGGCGACTGCTAAGATTCACCGTCTAAAACTACCAGTACGGATTCAGTATGCAGGAACTTAAATGGTCTTACTCCGGTCTCAAGGACTTCATAAATTGCCCTAGACAGTACCATGAGGTCAAGGTACTCAAGCGGTTTAACAAAGCCCCGACCAAACAGACACTGTACGGCAATGTAGTACACAAAGCCCTTGAACACTATGTCAAGGATGGCACTCCCCTAGAACGTAACTACGAGAGATTCAAGCCAATGCTTGATGTCTTTCGCGAGATGGAGGGGGAGAAGTACCCAGAGCATCACATGGCGGTTAGGTACGATCTGACCCCATGCAGTTTTGGCGCAAAGGATTACTGGGCGCGGGGCATTGCCGACTTGCTGGTCATTGATGAGTCCGATGGTTTTATCGTTGACTATAAGACCGGAAGCAATCGCTACGCTGATCCCAAACAGTTGCAGTTGATGGCGCTAATGGCGTTCGCCCATTTTCCGGAGTTGGAGTACATAAAGGCTGGGTTATTGTTCGTTGCACACAATGACTTTATTACCTGTGAATTCCAGCGCGAGAATTTAAAAGAGTTGTGGGAAGATTTCCACCCCCCGCTGAAACGCTTGAGCCTCTGTATGGAGACAGGCGTATGGCAAGAGAACCCAACGCCCCTGTGCGGTTGGTGTCCTGTATCAACCTGTGATCACTATAAGGATAAATGATGGAAGAAGGAGTTTTGATTGACTACGCACGGCCCTGCATGATGGCAGAGAAGGCGCTCAAAAACGCGCACGATGCCATGTTAGACCGTGACTATGATGTAGCCCTAGGCGAAGCCCTTGCGGCGATTGCGGAGGCTAAGATGATGTACAACTCTATCAAACACCAAATGGAGGTGGATCGTGGCTTATGTTAATAAACCCAGACCTTATAAAAAAGAGTACGAGCAGCAGAAAGAACGTGGTGAGTTAGCCAACCGCATGGAGCGTCAACGTGCTAGACGCAAACTAGACAAAAAGGGTGTTGACCGCACAGGTAAGGACGTTGCCCATGTCAAGGCATTGTCTAAAGGTGGGTCTAACAAGGATGGGGTTCGCTTAGAATCCCCACGAAAAAATCGTTCCTTCAGTAGAAACCCCGATAGTTCGATGAAATAAATAACTTGACAAATGCAAAACTGCCCCTATACTTAGGGGTGTGGTCGTAAGGCACGAGTGGGCCACAAGGTTTTCTTAGGTTTGACCTATTAACCGTGTCAGTCAAGCGGCGTTCCAATTAGTAAGCATACTGATCTCCAACGCGACAGGCTTGACACCAACAATCAGTTCAAGGACAGTAATGGAAATAGTGTTAGACAGTGCAGTGCGATTCAAGGCTCCATACGAGGATGCTCAGTTCATCACATCATGCATTGAGAAGAGTGAGATACTGAACAACGCCTCAGGGTTGTCTGAGGTGCTGGTTAACTGGCAACTCCCTGAGATGGAACGCCTTGCAGGCATCGTGCCGCGAGAAATTAAAGTGCCATCTCCCATCACTCGGGATTATGACTGGCCCGGTTTGTTCAAGCCCTTTGATCACCAAGTTGAAACAGCGGAATTCTTGACGTTGCGTAAACGTGCTTTCTGCTTCAACGAGGCAGGTACAGGCAAAACATCAGCGGCGATATGGGCGGCTGACTACTTGATGAAAAAAGGATTGATCCATAGAGTCCTTGTCATCTGCCCTCTGTCCATCATGTTCTCAGCGTGGCAAGCCGACCTATTTAAAACTGCTATGCACCGCACCTGCGCCGTGTGCTATGGCACTCCAGACAAACGCAAGAAAATTATTGCGGGCAACTATGAGTTTGTCATCATCAACTATGACGGCGTTAGCGTCATCCAGAAAGAAATTGCCGCAGGTGGCTTTGACCTGATCATTGTGGATGAGGCAAACGCATACAAGAACGCCACTACGCAACGCTGGAAGACCCTCTCAAGAATCATTCAGGTCAACTCCTACCTGTGGTTGATGACAGGAACCCCTGCGAGTCAGTCTCCCCTTGACGCCTATGGGCTAGGGCGGCTGGTTAACCCAAGCGGTGTGCCGAAATTCGTAACGGCGTGGCGCGACAAGGTGATGCAACAGATCACACGCTTTAAGTGGATACCAAAGCCTCAAGCCAAAGAAGTCGTGTTCAACGCTTTGCAACCCGCCATACGCTTTGAGAAGGCCCAATGCCTTGACCTGCCCGATGTTGTGTACCAGATCAGAGAAGTGCCACTCACACCGCAAGCAAAGGCTTACTACAGACTGCTGAAGAAAGAGATGATGGTTCAGGCGGCAGGGGAACAGGTCAGCGCAGTCAATGCGGCGGCTTCTTTGAACAAGTTACTTCAGCTATCCGGTGGCGCAGTTTATACGGATAGCGGCGAGGTGTTGGAGTTTGATGTGTCACCACGCAAACAGGCTTTGCGCGAAGTGATGGAGGAGACAGAACAGAAGGTGATTGTGTTTGTGCCTTATCGCCACACCATCAGTGTTGTAAGTGATTTTTTAACCAAGGAGGGATACTCATCAGAAATAATATCCGGTAGCGTTTCAGCAAGGGAGCGCAATGAAATCTTCATCAGGTTTCAAACAGCAACTAACCCGAGGGTGCTGATCATTCAGCCTCAAGCGGCTTCACATGGCGTCACATTGACTGCCGCAAATACTGTGGTCTTTTGGTCTCCTGTCATGTCGGTTGAAACATACCTTCAATGCATAGCCCGAATGGATCGCGTAGGACAACAAAATAAGATGACTGTCGTACACCTTCAAGGCTCTGACGTAGAGCGTCGGGTCTTTGAGATGCTACAAAACAAAGTTGACATGCACAACAAATTAGTTGATCTCTATCAAACGGAAATAGGAATAGGAGAAGACGATGACTAACATGGAAGAATTGGTGGAAACCTACTTGACAATACGCGCAGAGCGTGAGAAGCTTAAGGCAACTTACGAAGCTGAAGACGAAGAATTAAAAACAGACATGGAAGGATTGGAACGCTCAATGCTACAAGCATGTAGCGACATCAATGCGGATAGCATACGAACCCAACACGGCACTGTGATGCGCTCAGTCAAAGAGCGTTTCTTTTGCAGTGATTGGGACAACTTCAAAAAATTTGTTCTTGAACATGGCGCGGTCGATCTGTTTGAACGCCGCATCCATCAAAAGAACTTCAAAGAATTCATGACCGAGCACAAAGGCGAGGGCTTACCGCCCGGTGTGAATGCAATGCGTGAGATGGCGATTACAGTCCGTAAAGCCACCGAGCGTGCTTAACAGTAAATACAGTTTGGAGAAAACTAACATGAGCAACGAACTTGCTAACTTTTTTGAGAACAACCCTGCCTTGGTCGAACAAGGTCTGGATGAGGATACCCTTGCCGTTGCTGGCGGCGCAACCAAAGGCAGCAAACGCATCTCTATCAAGGGTCGTGTGTTTCGTAAGATTGTTGGCGGCAAAGAAGTTAGCGTCAACGAAGAGAACTGGATGAACGTCATCTTTGTGAAGATGTCGCATGAGGCTTCACGCACTTGCTACGATGGGGCATATCGTGAAGGTGAGAAGACCTCGCCCACATGCTGGTCTAGTAACTCTAAGACCCCCGATGAGGCTGTGCCTAATCCCGCCGCCGTGTCGTGCGATGACTGTCCCAACTCTGTGAAGGGTAGTGGTCAGGGCGGTAGTGGTACTAAGTGCAAGCTGTCTTGGCGCACTGCGGTGGTGTTGCCTAATGATCCATCAGGCGATGTGTATCAGTTGGTGCTCCCTGCAATGAGCGCATTTGGTAAGGAAGAGAATGGTCGTTGGCCTTTCCGTCCCTACATCCAGATGCTTGCCAACAACAACGTGTCGGCTGGTCGTGTGATTACCAAGATGCAGTTTGACATTAAAGCACCTGTGCCCCGAGTGCTGTTCTCTCCTGCGCAAGCAGTCCCAGAGGACATGAAACCCACCGTCTTGCGCCAGAGCAAGTCCCCTGCCGCTGAGTCTGCCATTAAGCTGACAGTGTTCCAAGCTGATGCGCCTGACACGCCCGAGGCAACCGAAGCCCCAGCGTCTACTGATGAACCCACTAAGCGTGAAAGCGTGAAGAAGGTTCCAGCGGAGCCTGTGGAAGATGTTGTGAACATTGTTAAAAAGTGGACTAAAAAAGGTTGATGATGACAAGGACATACGGTAAAGAATTGCAGAAGCTGATTAGCAGAGAAGATGACAGTAGGCTTGGGGTTGAGTTAGCTAGGGTTTGCGTCAACGCTAACCTTCCAGCCATCCATGTTGCTGGTATTTTTGGCGTGTCTCGCATGACGATACATAGCTGGTTCAGAGGAGGCATGATCCGTATGTCCTATCGTCCCACTATTGACCGATTCATGGATCAGGTCGAGGATGATATGGGGAAGGAAAGACTGCCAGCAGAGTCAGTCGCAGAAGCAAAATCATACCTAGACCGGATTCGTAGCACAGTTAATAGCGGTAAGTAATTTCGCTCTGGGCGGGGTGATCCCCCGCCCTAATTGTCTCTGCAATCCAATGACTAAACAATTTTATGAAGTAATTTTGCCGACGCAGGGGTACTACTGTGTGGCAGGGATCACGGTACAAGGTAAGATTTCTACCCGGTTCTGTGAGAGTGTAGATGAGGTACTTGAGTTAGTTGATCACTTCAACGCTCAAGACGGAATGAATACGTACTTCACACCGAGTACGTATGAAAGCTACTCGCGCAAACAGGAAGCAAGCCTGTTCACGAGGTCGTTATTTCTGGACATTGACTGCGGGGAAGACAAGCCCTATGCAGATCAAGCTGAAGGTATGGCGGCATTGGACAAGTTCATCGTTGACTCAGGACTGCCTGAGCCTGTGCGATTGAATTCTGGTAAGGGGTTGTACGCCTATTGGATTTTTGAATCCGAGGTTGCAACATCTGTATGGCAACCCTATGCAGATAGGTTCAAACAACTTACTGTTGATCTTGGGTTTGAGGTTGACCCCGCTGTGCCAGCAGATTCGGCTAGGTTAATCCGATGCCCTGCAACCTTAAACTGGGGTAAAGCAAAACGTCCCAACGTCCCGCCGTTGCCTTCGGAGTTACTCAGTGAGATCGTCACATACCCGTTCGAGCAGCTCACATCCATTTTGGATGCAGTAGAAGTTGAACCCAAGACAGACAATGTTCTGGACTTCAACCTTAAGAGGGTTGCTAAGGGTTTGGATGATGAGACCCGCAAGATGCTGGGCATGGACAACTACGAATTCCGATTTGACAAGATCGCCGTAGACAGTCTTGAGGATAGAGGATGCGCTCAGATTAAGTGGGCTATTGAAAATGCCAAGACATGCCCTGAACCTATGTGGCGCTCTGCGCTGTCGATTGCAATTGCTTGCGTTGATGGCGACGAGGCTATACACCTTTTATCAGAAGAACACCCAGATTACACACCAGAAGAAACTGAGAAAAAAGCCGATGACATACGCAAAGCGATTGACGGTACGCATACCTGCGCTACTTTCCAAAGCCACAGACCCAAGGGATGTGATGGTTGCCCCCACCGAGGCAAATTCAAATCCCCCTATGCCCTTGGCAAAACATTCATCATTGCCAAACCCCCAGTTGAAGAGCCAGAAACCGCCCCCGAGGAAGCGGAGTCAGTTCGGGAGGTTCCGAAAAATACACCTCTCCACCTACCGGAGTACATGAGGCCATTCCTGATGGGGATTCATGGTGGCATCTACTATCAACCGCAATCCAAGACAAAGAAGGATGGATCGGTTGAGTCCTTTGATCCGGTGCTGGTGGTTAAGCATGATCTGTATCCCACACAGAGATTGTTCAGTCCCTACGAAGGTGAGTGTCTCAACATGCGGCTTGTGTTGCCCAGAGATGGGGTGCGTGACTTCCTGCTTCCCATGAAGTCTGTATCAGCACAGGAAGAGTTCAAGAAGGTGATGTCCAGCAATGGCGTGTTTACAACTGACAAACAGAAAACGGATTTACTCATGAAGTATGTAACGAAGTGGGCAGACTATCTACTAGAGACCTCTGCCGCACAGTCAATGCGCTTCCAGCAGGGCTGGTCGCAAGACAAGCAGGGCTATCTTGTTGGTAGGACAGAGTACCGCATGGATGGTTCAACTGCTGAATGCCCCCCATCTACGCTGGCAAAGCCTGTTGTAGACCTGATCAAGCCCTCAGGCACGTATGAGGCTTGGCGCACAGCGGTGGATATGCTCAATGATCCAGGCTATGAGTACCACGCTTTCTGCTTGCTTATGGGGTTTGGCTCCCCCCTGCTTAGATTTACCAACGTACATGGCGCAGTGATTGGGCTACTGGGAGAAAAGGGCGCTGGTAAGACAGGTGCGCTGTTTGCAGGTCTGAGTGTTCATGGCAGCCCCGAAGAGTTAAGCGTCATGGATGCAACAGAGAATGGATTGGTTCAACGCATGATCACGCTTAAGAACCACATGTTTGGTCTGGATGAGTTCTCTAACGCATCAGGCGAGGCGCTATCCAAACTGATCTACTCTCTGTGCGCTGGTAAGGGCAAGATCAGGCTTCAATCGTCAACTAATGCCGAGCGTCCGCTGTCTTTCATGTCTGCCCTGCTATCTCTGATCACAATGAATCAGTCTGCTAGGGACAAGGTGGCGGCATACAAGAAGGACTCAGGAGCAGAGGAGGTGCGCTACCTTGAGTTCACAGTCCGCAAACCTATGGTCAAGGGCTACGAGTTAGACGATGCCCGAGGCATAGCGATGTTCCAGACGCTGGTTAAGAACTATGGGCATGCAATGCCACGCTTCATTAAGGTTCTTTCGGAATTGGGTGAGGATGAAATCCAGAGCCGGGTTGACAAGTGGCGTGAGAGAGGTCGCTTGGAGTTGACTACAGACTCAGGCTATCGGTTTGTGAACAGTGAGTTCTCCGCCGTGTTTGCCGCAGGGGAGATAGCTGTTGAGCACGACATCATCAACATAGACATTGAGCGCATCTACAAGTTCATGCTTGCAGAGACTCATAAGGTTATCGACACAAGCAATAAAGGCATTGACTATGAAAGCGTGTTGGGTGACTTCATTAACAGTAACCTCCAGAACCTACTTGCTCTGAAAGAAGGCAAAGTTGTCATGGAACCCCGAGGCCCATTGGTGATGAGAGCAGACGCAGAGCGAGGCATTTTGCAAATCTCCAAGACTCCGGTAAAAGACTTTCTTGCCCGATCGCAGATAGGGGTTAGAGCGTTTGAGATGGCCCTTAAGGATCGCGGTGTCTTGCTGACCGCTGACAAAAAGGTACGCCTTGGGTCTGGCTGGAAGGCTGGTACTGGGGTTGCGCTTGTCTATGCCTACGAGTTTAAAACGGATTTAACAGAGGTATTCAAGAATGTCGAAGAAGCAATCGGATCAGAGACCGATGGGGGAACCGGAGTGGATATTCCCCTTTCAGATCATGAAGGTCGGGGATAGCTTCTTCATACCAACACTGCGCCCAGCTTACATGCGTTATGCCATAGACAATGGCGCAAAGCGGGTGCAGATTAAGGTCAAGATATACACGGTCACCGAGGAGGGATACCTTGGTGTCCGCACTTGGCGCATTGGTTAGAAGTCAATGCCTGAGTTTGTAAGGAAGTTCGTGAGGTTGTGTTTAATGATGTTCTCACCCACAGTCAGGGTACGCAGGATTTGATCGCGCTCTTTTGGCGTTATGTCCATGCGACGAAATTCATTCTTCTGCTCACGAATTTTCTTTAGGTCACCATTGATCTCTTTGTTATACAGTTCGCTGACAATCTCATGGGTGGGATTGTTCTCCACGTATTGAGCGTAGCGTTCTGGATAGCTCTTTAGAGTCTTGACCGTGTCGTGGATTTTCCGCATCTTGTCGGAAACCTTGGCAAACTCACGCGCATCTACGTCCGAGTAAGAGCCAAAGAACCGATCAAACAGTACGGTGTCTGTGCGGGGGTTAAATTCCTTTTCCCCCATTGCCAACTGTAAAGTATTGACACCGTTATTAGCAAGCCTTGCTAATCCATCAGCGTAGTTGTTGGCAAAAAAGTACATCACATTGGGCCGAACTGCTATACCCAGGTTGTCGTACACCCATTTAGAAGTTGCTTTGTACATCTCAGGCACTGAGTCTGATCCCATCAATGCTTCGCTTACATCGCTCTTGTTTTCGTTGTAGATGTCTCGACCCAAAGCATCCGTGTTCATAGCATACTCAACCAAAGGTCTAAGCATAGACGGTATTAAAGTATCTACAAAGGATTTAACAAACTCCTCAGACTTATCAATGCGCGAGGGCTGGATGGGTAGGAAGGAGTCCGCGCCAATCTCAGCAATGTTACCTATCATCGACCAGAAAGTACGGTCTCCTTCGGGCCTGCTAATAGCGCCATGCGTGTATGCCGCTATCTGAGCGCCAGCCGACGCAATCGCACCCAGACCAAAACCCCAAGGGAGTTGGAACACAAAGTCCCTGTCACCTATGCTGTAGTGGAACCGAGCGTTGCGAGTCCAACGTGAGGGGTCGTCAGTCAAAGTTTTATTGCGGCCTTGATCGTCATCATCTCCAAACGCTGCGCTCATGGCGTAGACCATCATTCCCATACCAAGCAAAGCGCCTACAGTGGCGCGGGCATAAACACGTTTTTCGTTGTGTGCTTTTTTATATGTTTCTACTACTTCAGAATTTTTATATTCTTTCTCCCCTGTCTCCCGAAACTTTTTTTCATCATAAGCAAACAATCCAGAGTTGGGCAGTTGATCCAACGCTCGTTCCGCAGTTATTAACGCAGGTACAAGAGCTTCAATTGCCCTTGCTGCGCCTGTTGCAGCGGGCCTAAAGAACATAAAAGCCGCGCCCATAGCTTGGCCCAATTCACCTACTTGTTCAAAGTTAGCAAGAGCTTTGGCGTAACCTATAGCTTTGGCAGATGCCTCTTCGCTTGTCATGTTTTTATTTTCAGACATGAATTGTGCCTTAGCGATACGGAAGGCGGCTACCCGGCTTGCAAGTTCAAAAGAGTCTGACCAGATGTCAACTACTTTATCAATACCTTTTTTACTTTTAACAAAAACATTCTGCCCTTTAACCACGGCATCGAACTCTTTTGCCAACCCCTGAGTTGTTAAACTCTGGGCGTAGGAAACTTTGCCCCCAGCTTTAACGTAGTCATTGAGGTCTTTATAGAAAGGGTCCTCTGCCGCTAATTGATCTATGGCATCAAACTTCTTAGCGGAGTACAAAGAGGCAAAATGCCCAGCTTTATAAAGCCCGCCATGCACGGTACTACTACCTATCAACTCTTTCATGTACTTAGCGCCTACACCTAGACCAAACTGGGCCGATATATTAAAAGTGTTAGTTAGTCCGTCAATTAAGAAGTTAGCAGGTGCAAAGGGAATGTTGTATCGGGTATGGAACTGTCCCATGATGCTTGTACCTTTGTTTAAAAAGTCTACAAGAGGACTAGAGTCTTGGTAAATGCGACGAATAGCTTCCATTAATTTTTTGTCGTTAATTTTTAGTAACGTAATGGTTCCATCGGGTTCGTAATGAAATATAACGTCTTGAGCGCGAAGTTTAACAAGGTCTGCTTCACCCATGTAACGCTCTTCAAACAAAATTTTATTTTTAGTATCTCCGTCAATGATTCCCGCATTAATGGCATTTTTAATAGACAGGGTTAAACCTTGACCATATTCGCTAGGCTTTAGGTCTCTTGAACCACTTCTACCTGCTCGCGCTGCGGCATGAGTTGCATCAAGCATTGTTTGTACAATAACGTTGTTGGAGTCCGATATACGGCCTTCCATAGTATTCTGTGCGTCTTGTAGTTCTTTACCTGCTCCAGTTCTAACGTCAAACTGAGAGTTTCTTACTTCACTTTTATCCCCAGGTTTACCTTTTAAAGGTACGTAGTGCTGAAAGTTGTAGAGTTTGACAATGTTGTCAACCGGGGTTGACCAGTAGTTAGCACGCTTGTTGAGTTTAATTGTTTCTTTTTGCAGGTCTTCAACCATCTTAAACACATTAGCGTACTTAGCATTTTTTAATTTTTCTTCTGCTTGTTTTTGCGCTTTTGCGCGGGATTCAATGTCAAAGTTAGCCACTACGTTGTATTGTTCACCTTGTTCGTCTGTGCTTGAATACTCATTGCTTGACTCGCCAATTGCAGAAAGTTTTGTGGGGTCAGTAGTCCAAGATAACCCATTCACACCATCTAAATTGTTTTTAATAAAACTTTCAAGATCTGTACGGTCTTTATCTATTTGTGCTTCTGAAATGGGCACACCTTTACGATACCGCTGAATAATTTCTGCGCGTTTTTTCGCCGCCGTTTTTTCTAGCGGTGCGTAAAACAAAAACTTCCAATGACGTCGTTCTTTTTCATGGACTGTACGTCCAACGACATGAAGTTCTTTTAAAATTTCTTCTGGGTCTACACCACGATCTTTGGCGATGCTTTTAATTTCTTCATGAATAGATTCAATCTTTTGTTCAATATCCCGGTCGTAATAGTCTTTGCCTCGCCCCATAGCCACAGAAATCTGGTCATAAAAAGCGTTTACGTCTTTGCCTGCGTAGGTAATTTTTCTAAGCATTTCTGCGCTGGCTTGAACCATCTTGGCGTAATGTCGACTGTTAGCAAGACGCTTCAAAATATATCTGCCACCCTCAACGGTTTTAAATAATTTAGCAATAGTTTTACCCGGGCGGGGTAAATCTGACCCTGGTGCTTCGGCTACTTGCTGTTCAAAACTAGCAGTCCGTTCTGTTGGAATGGCTGGCGCTGCAATTGATGGCAGGGGAGCCAGTTTGATGCCACCTTCAGGTACTGCAATGATGTGCTCAAACGCAGCAAACAGTTCAGGTATGAGGTTCTCTGCTTTGACCACGCCCTTTTTGCCAAAGATAACGGTGTCCAGCCCAAACAGTTTAGCTATGTTCAAAGTAAACTGTGACCACAAAGACTTTGTCTTGGGAAGCGTTGATTCTTTTACCCGCTTGTTTAGTTTGGCAAGGTCGTTCTGAAACCGACGGTCCGTCAAAGCATAGGCAACAAACTCGTAGATGTCTTTGTACGCATCGGGGTAGATGTCGCTAAGTTCTTCCTTAGAAACTTCCATGATGTTTTTAAGTTGCAGTACAGCTTTAATCTGCGTAAGAGTTAGCTTCTTCCCCTTGCCAGAATCGTATCTATACAACACATCAACTGTAGCGGCATGGGTTACTTCATGCAGGAGGACTACATCCTTCAAACCGTCAGGAGTTACTTTGATGGTATTTGAATCTGGATCATAGACTGCCAAGTCACCGTTAGGTAAACTGTCTACCAACTCAATCTTGGTGTTCAGGTTTGCCTCAAACAAACGCTGTGCCAAAGCTTTAAACAGGGGGTTTCCACTTCCAGAACGAAGGTATTGCAAAACTCCCTTGAGGTTGTCCTTTCTAATTTGCTCAACAACATTGTCAGGAATCTTGTTTTTGTTTTCTTCTTCGCGCTTGTATTTTGCAAAGTCAGCGTCAAACTTAGCCTCTTGTTCATCCGTCATGGTGCTGGGCTTAGCAAACGGATTCTCACCCAAGTAGTCTGGAATGTCTTCGTCTTTTATTTTTTCAGGTTTCTTTTCCTGCGTTTGCTCACGCTTCTTTGCCGCTTCATCTTGCCTGCGTTTAGCTTCGTCTTGCGTAAGTTTGTAAACGCGCTCAATATCTAGCCCGCGTTGAATTTCTTCTTGAGCGCGTTCTTTAGCTTTGGACTCGCTTTCTTTGAGTCGCGCAGCCGCTAAATCCGCATTGGTTTTGCCAGGAGGCAGCGCCCGACCTTCCTGCCTCATGCTGTCTGCAACAGTTTTGAACGCAGCGTTATGTTGCAGGGCTGTCGTTTTATCTAACGGAGTTCCAGTTGCTGCCAAAGAATCCTTAAACCCCTTACGCTGTTTTTCTGTGAGGTCTGTCCATAAAGGATACGCCACGCCGTCTTTGCGTTTTTGGTCGTTGCGGTTGCGTTCGTAGACACCTGCTTCTGGAGCAGCAAGGAGTTGTGTAGGAGTCTCTTTCTTAAGAGTCTCTTGTTCCATCTCTACAGCAGCTTCTTCAGGGAAACCTTGCTCCCGTATTAACTTTGCCGCCTCTGTCGCTTTCTTTTTAGCGGGTTCAGCCTGCATGGTCTTAAGCGCTTTTACATACGCTGACGTTGCTGAGATAGCGCGTCTGCGGCTAGTGGGGTCGTTTGGCTTGTAGTAAGAGAGGTACACCTCTTTAGCATCGTTTGTTAACTTGCCGCCCGTCCAAGAAGGCAGAGTAACCCGGCGGGTGCTGAGCATTCGGTTAATACGATCGATGGGGGACTTGTCTGCATAGACATCAGTTGGGATGATGTTGTTTTCTTTGAGTATGTTGTTTAACCGCGCAGACTCCAAAGGCATATCGTCTGGTAGTTTTCCTTGGGATACTTCTTTGAACAGACGGTCAGTGTCTTCGTTCTCAAACTTAATTAAATCCCGGTCAGCGTTATACGCTTCACCCGCAGCTTTTTCAGCGGCCTGAATATCTTCTTTTGCCAATGCCGCAGTGGTTTTAAAAGCAGTGGGGCGTACAGGTCTTTTAGGCTCAGGAGGAGCAGGGGGAGTGGGCTTCTCGTAAGTGCCATACGGACGCCGTAGTTCCCCAGGCTCTTTAAACTTCTCAGTTTCTTTAGGACCAGACATCCACATTAGGGGGTTAGTAACTTCTCCCCGACCGCCAACAATCTCTATTGGGGTGTAGGGCGCTGTTGCTTGTCCTTGCGTTTCTGCTTGCTGGGCTTTAGGGGTTTCAATGCCACTTGGGGTTCCTTTTTCTGACTGTGAAATTACACCTAGTTTTTTACCGGCTTCAAAAATCTTGTTTTTTACATCCTGCGATATATTAGGATCATTTTTAATAAGTTCTCTAAAATCAGCAGCAGTCAAATCTATTGGAACAAAAGGCCACGTTTCATCCCAACCAGCCCGGGCTTGTTCTTCTCTAGCAAGCTGGTTGACAGTTACTGTAGGGGGTTTTCCCGCTTCTCCTGCAACAGAGCTTGCAGCATCCGTTCCAGTAGGAACCACTCCAGTGGGTCCAGCTTGTCCAGTTCCTGCGGCGGGTGTGTCTGTACTGGTTGCGCCAGCCAGTGGAGCGCCTTCTCCACCTGTTGTACTGATAGGTTGTCCAGCATTTTGTTTCTTCTCTATTAAAGTTTGTAGCTCTGCTTCCAGTCTAGCAATCTTTGCCTCTTTTTGCAGCTTGGACTTGGGGCTTACAGGCGTGCCATCAGAATGCACACCTTTAGCAAGATCGGCTTTTTGCTTGTTAAGTTCTTCCTGTTTTTTAGCGATCAAGCCGTCTGAATCCTCAGAGGGTTTTACAACCCTCGTAACATTGTCAGGGACATCTTTTAACTCTTCGCTTGGTTTTTTTACCGTTTGGATTGCAGGGGCGGGAGCTTCACCTGTAGCTTGAGGAGGCGCTTCACCAGGAGGAGGGGGAGGAGCAGTAAGAGCCGCAGGGGGAGCCGGGGGCGCACCGCGCCCAGCCAATGCACCAGCACCGCCACCCATACCCGCAGCGCCGATAGCTGCCATACCAGCGGTTTCACCCAGCCCTTGTGTAAGAGACTGCTGAGCGTTGACATCGCGCATGGCAAGGTTTTGACTGAACTTGCCGCCTGTCTCTTCAACGATCTCACCGGGAGTCTCTTTAATTGCACCAGTAACGCCGCCCATGATGACGCCAGCGCCAGTCTTCTGCCCTGCAAGTGCTCTCTCAAACGCCTGCGCTCCAGGCAGTCGTTGAGCCAATATGGATATGAGCGCACCAGACGCACCAGCAGCCCGCGCTAAGTTGATTGTCTCAGCCGCAGCTTGCTCAGGGGACTTGTTTTGTTCTTTGACAAGATACTCATATATAGAGTCGTAAGACCCAGCTCCGACATCAGCGCCTTGTTGTACGGCCCCAGCACCCACTGCTGCCCGAGTACCAGACTTAACTGCCGCAGCTTCTATTGCTTCTTTACCCAACCCCGCAGCTGCCGCCCTAGCCGCCGCACCGCGCCCAGCCGTTGCTGCCGCACCACCGGGTATAAGCATGTTGGGGAGTTGTTCAGCAAGGAACGAAACTAAGAGGGCAGGGTTGCTAATGGTCTGCGAAATCGCCGTACCCATCGCGCTAAGTTGACCTTTCTTTTCCGCTTCCTCAATGGCTTTGCTTCTTGCGGCTTCTTGGGCTCGCAAGCCTGCGGACTTCATGGACTGACCGTATTCTTCTATGTCTTTGCCCAGACCCAGTGTGCCTGTGCGTTCCATGTTGCCCGTAGCCAACCCATACAGTTGCCCCGGCAATTGAGTAAGCGAACCGATGCC